AGGTTTAGATCAAAGTCAAGTGTGTGCTTTGTCTTCATTTGCTCACTCAGTTGGTTGGGAGACTTTTCTTTATTCCAATATTATCGACACACTAGACGAAGAAGACTATAGCGAAACAATCAATGAACTATCCTGTTGGATTTTTGACAATGATCATAAGGTAGTTGGTGGTTTAATTGATCGTCGCAGACACGAAGTTCAATTATTTATGCGAGAACAAGGAGAAATTGTTACTAGTTCTAAAGATATTTTATTAAAAGCTTTTAGAGAGTATACAGCCTCTAAAGAACAGGTTGCTGCTATTAGAGAATTGCAAGAACACATTAGCCCCTACGCACTATCTAATTTTGCTAATGAATATGAAGAAGGTGCTGAGTTAATAGAGTTTTCACCCTCTGAATTACAAACAATCTATCAACACTGGAAGTAGAATATCAAAAGCAATAAACCTCGATATGGAAGACAGTAGTCTTAAAAAATACGAGATGCCTTTGCATCTACAGCTTGCAATGCGAAAAGCAGAGTTAGCTTCAGAAGAGATGACATGGGATCAAATGCGTATTGCTTTGTTAAATCTATACAGTCGAAGGTTGCTAGAAATTCAAGCAGTAAGAGATATCTTAACAAATGAAGGGGTTGAAGTTGAATTTAATATTCCATCCGACATCGAGTTACAAGAACTAGCAATTGCTAAGTTCATGATGGAAGTTGATCCAGAAGAATTAAAAGACGTACTAGAAGACGACGAAGAACCGCCTTCAGTCTTTACTTGATTTTTTCGTAGAAGATTTTGGTTTAGAAAAAACTGCGGTGTTGGGATTACCTTTAGGTTTACCTTTAGGTTTTTGATACAACTGCCGCAGTTTTTTTAAATCGTAATAATCGGGATTTGCCATGGCCCTCAAACAATAAACAGTCTAGGCTTTTTTGCCACGGCTTGTTCGCCGATCAGTTTTACGCTTAGCCGTTACTTTACCTTTAAGTTCTTTTCCTTTACCTTTTTCTAAATTTTTAGTTTTACCTTTGTTGCCAGTTGCAGTTAAAGTGCGCTTACCGTCTTCACCTTTGGTAGAAGTGTAAGTACGAGTCTGACCTTTTTTATTAGTCCGACTTGCTGTCTTGGTGCCACCAGATGTGTAGTTATAACTACCAGATCTTCCACCTGATCCAGTAGCTGAACCTGTTCTGGTAGTTGATCCGTCTTCGTTTGCTGTACGCGCACGGGAACTAGTCCGAGTTTTACCTCCACGGCCTGTTGCAGTACGAGAAGTAGAGCGACTTGCCTCTCCTTTTTTACCTGTAGTTGTACGGGTACCTGTGGCACCACGCCTACCAGTAACTGTTTTTTTACGCGTATTGTTTGCTAAATCTTTTTCAATTTTTACAATACGCGCATTTAGTTTTTTAAGCGAATCGGATTCGGCCATAACAGAATAAAAGTTATACTTTTATTCTAATTACATATATCTACCGGCTAGCTGATTGTAAGCTGTACGAGCTTTTTTAGCACCTTTTACAGGACTTTTGCCACGTGCTGCAGCCGCTCTGGCTCCGCCTCGCATTGCTTTTCTTCTGTTTTGAAGCGTAAAAGCTTCAGAATCTACTGGAGGATCATTTTGATATGATCCTGAGCCACCCATAGATCCATCGCGTCCGTAACCTACTACCATTTTGTTTAAAATATCTAATAATTATTCTAAAATGATTAACCTATTTAAATACCATTGTGCTTTCTTAAGTGATTCAATACCCCCTTTATGCTTTTCGCGCCAAACATATTTTGCTACGTTACCTTTTAAGTATCCTCTATATTCTTCTGGTGTTAGCTGTGCTTCGATGGCTTCAATGCACTCAAGCCCTCCATCGTTGTAATGATAAGGATGGTTAACTGAATCTTCTTTTAAATCTTCACCACTAGTATCCACTGCCCATGGAACAGGGCATACACCATCAGGGCAATCCATTTCCTCTACGACCGGTTGAAACCAGAGACCATCCGTCGTTGATTCTCTTTCGCTAACTCTGTTTCCTCTGGAGACAGTTGTCCCATGTCCACTACTAATTGACGTGGCTGTGGCATTGCTCCGTGCATTATTCCGTCCTCCATTGATGGAATCATTCCTGTTAATCCGCATCTTGGTTGTGTCCGTGGATCTACTGCTAAGTTAACACGATCTGACATATTTTCTTGCGTAACTGCTAAACCAGTATTGTACTGATCGTAAACAGGAACATCATTAGTTGCATTAGCCAAAGGTTGTCCAAACGAATCTAATGTAACCATTCTTTCTTTAAGGGTATCGTTACTACCCATGAAATCATTTAAAAATCCCATCTTTAAACCACGGTTTACCCTAATTATAATTGACCTATGGCTTACTCACCTACTTACGATCCTTCTAAAGATTCAGGAACATCTGCAAAGTTTACTTCTGATTTAAATCCAGAAGCTATTTACGATGTTGACCTGAGGGGGTTAGATCCTGTGGAACGCAGGACTGCAAGGATTGGTGATGCTGCGGGTGAAGCAAAACAGAATCGTGTTGCAAAGTCGCTGAAAGCAGCGCGTAGTGCAGCGAAGTTTCGAGAGAAGCGTCAGTACGATCAACCATATACAGATAGATCAGGACAATTATCGGGAATTGTAGAAGGAGATGATTTCCCTTATGCAGGCTCTACAAATTATGCAGATAAGCCTAAAGCAACATTTGGTAGATTTTAAACTCTACTTAAGACTACTTTAGCTGGCTGTTGTTGATATTTTCCTTTGCGCTCTTGATAGCTAGTATCACAGGGTTTACCACGATAAAACAATAGTTGACAAATGCCTTCGTTAGCATAAATACGATTAAATAAAGGAGTGCAATTAGAAATTTCTAAAGTCAAATGACCTTCCCAACCAGCCTCAGCTGGTGTAATGTTTGCCATAATTCCAGCCCTTGCGTATGTGCTTTTACCCACGGCAACCACGGTAACGTCGCGGGGTAAAGCCAGGCGTTCAATAGCAACACCCAGGCAATAGCCAAAAGGAGGAAGGATAAAATAGTGGCCTCGCTCGTCCTCATGAAGTTCAGTCTCCTTTAAAATTTCAGGATCAAAGTTTTTAGCGTCACACATTCCATGCTGGACACCCCCGAATAAAAGACACTGATTAGGTGACAGACGAATGTCATAACCATATGAGCTGAGTCCATAGCTTAGCAACTTAATTCCATTTTGCTCATTAATAAGACGATCTGAAAAGGGATAAATCATGCCGTTTGCGGCTAGATCTTTAATCTCTTGGTCGCTTAAAACGCTCATATCTTATAAGCAGTTTCATAACTCTACAAGATAATCCTGCCTTTTGGCTGATAAGTTTCAACAAAACATTCAGTTGCTTCTTCTATGTTGGTTTTTGGTTGCAGATAAACAATCATTGATGATGCAGTGTTCTGTCGTACAAATTTATTGTCATGAAAATAGTGTCTAATTAACGTAGGTCTACTGGCCATGATACAAACAGGATGATCAAAAATATCTTGGCAATACATTGCCATGTCCATGTAATTTGTAAAATAAATACCTGATTCAATTTCACCAGATAACCATTTTCGTTTCAGTGCTTTCCACCAAATGGCTTGACCTGAAATTAAACTTGGCGATAAACCGCGTGTTGTTTTCCAGCGTTGTACTTTTTTATTCCAAAAATAAGATTGTGCAGGTGGAAACACATAAACATTTCCGTGCCATTTTTGTTCGTTTAGACCATCGTCTTGTATCGTAAAGAAATTTTTTGCATTCACATAATTATTAGCAGCCTTAGAACTGGCTGGATCTAAATCAATTCCACCTAATACATAGTGAGCAGAATCGACTAAATCACGATTTGTAATCCATTCAAAATCTTCAACGCGTTGATGACCACGTTTAATCCCCATTACTCTTCTTTTTCTTTGTCGTAATCTACTTCAAAATAACGAGTACCACGCTCGTCCCAAATTACATAACCAGCTTTTTTCATGGGGTCAATTTTTTGTGCAGCCTGAAGAATAATTTCTAAGTGATCACGAAATTCTTTAGATTCAGAATCTTCTTTCGCTTGATTAAGTTGTGGCAACGTCAGCCAGAACATTCCTTTATCGGCAGCCCCTGGTTGGAGAACCATTACTCCAGCTCCTAGTTCTTCCCAAAAGCTTTTAAAAAACTTGCCCATATCACCAAGAACCATCTTGACAACTTTGTCTAAGTATTCAGGCTTGCCGTCTTTACCCAGGACTCCCTGTAGCATCTCTTCTCTTTGCATCTTTTAAAAGTCCTTGCTTTTTTAATACTGTTAACATCTTAGGCATAGGCTGATAAATAACAACCATTTTCCCTAAGATTCCACGTTTTTTTATTAGCTTTCCATTCTCATCTTTTATTTTAATAAATTCTTGTGATCTGATCAAATACTCAGCAACACAACGAAGCCTGCGTTTTAATGGTAAATCTGCGTTGGGAAAACGAGAGCAGATTGTTTCTGGCTCCATATCTTTAAAAGCAAGTCTCAATCTATTAGCCAGAGTAGTGTGACTATTAGGATCTTCCAATTCAAATTCTTTTATTGATTGAACATACCGTTTCATGATCCGTTCGTCAAACGAACCTTCAGGTGGTACAAACATATCAATTTGTTTTGCTAAAGCATCTGGTAATAAATCATGGTAATTATCAAATGTAAGGGCATCTATGTCGATACCATCGAAACGATGGGGCATTAGTCTTCAACATCAGGAACATTTGGATTTGGAACATTGTCCAATTCAGGCCTAGGCTTATTGGTATACAGTTTTTTTCCTTTATGATCAAAACTACGTAATGTAATTTCTTCACCCTTTGCGAAAGAAAGAATTAGATGATTCCAGGGAATCCTAATAATTTGTTTCCGTGGGCCTACAGGGATTGTAATATAATGTACGCCTTGTGTCCAACCATAGCCAGTTCCCTTTTTGCCTTGGAGAATCCAGTTACGAATAGTTTGATCACTTACAGCCAAACGACGAGCACATTCTTCTGTTGAAATATATTCATCTGCATAAATTTCAGGAGACACTTGATCTGTTTCTCCATCTTTGTAACGACTGTGCCACATAGAAGCAAGAATGTTACGAATGCCTTTTAATTCAGCAGAAATGTCTGATAATTCTGTCGCCATAATTTTTGAAAACTGCTACAGTTTTTATACACTAACGGTTTAAGAATGGAAGAGCAAGTAGTTCCTAGTAATCAACCAGGTGCTTATTATGTTGAGCCAAATGGGCAACGGTTTGAAAATCCTGCTGAATTTTCAGTAGCAACTGAAGGACAGCAAGCTGTTCCTCAACAACCAACAATGCCTAATTTTGAAGCAATGCGGCAGCTTGCAATGAAACAAGCTATTGATCAAATTCAAGCTCAACGCATTGCTCAGCCTCCAGCCCCTCAGCCTCAGCCTCAGCCACGTCAAAGCTATATTCCCCCACAACCTATTGCTCAATCGCAAGTACCTGCACCTGCACCGCAGATTCAAACAGTTAGACGTAATCTTACTAAGCCAGAATTAGTAGCTGTTTTTGTTGTAGCTTGCATTGCAGTAACAGGAGTACAAGCTGTTTGGAACTTTACCACAAATATCTTGCCACGTATTGAGATTAGGTCTAATTAACTCAACCTATAATTAATAGATAGGTTGGAAGTTGTGGTGTGCCGAATCGCAGGATAACTCAGTTTCCGGTTATTTTACCCGGCGACATTAATGATCAAGACGTACTGACACTTGTACATGTCTTTGAGATTGATCCTGCTTTACGGAATAAAAAAATAACGTTTGCAGAATTCAGACAATACTTAGATGCATATTATATTAATACAAATGAAGTTGATCCTTTTACGGTAGGAAACTTAGTAGTTTCCGGAACGCTTACTGTCAGTGGACATAGTAAGTTTGAAAATACTGTTGAGTTTGAAGAAAATGTAGGATTTGCAAAAATTGTAACTGTCACTGGTGATTTAAGTACTAGTGGAGACTTCAGGGTAGAAAGCGGCATTGTTGCAGATACAATTCAAGCAACCAGTATTAATACCGTAACAGCTGAATTTATCAGTGGCAATTTTACTATTGCAACTGGAACTGTAATTGATTTTGTCAGTGGTTATTTTGATTACACTTCAGGCACTACTATCACAGGAAATTTTATAGGCGCAGGTTCTGGTGATGTTAATTTTCTTACTGTCAGTGAGCGTATTGATGCTGTTAGTGGCAACTTTGATAATCTTG